GTACGATGTTATTTATTCACATTTGCCCGATTGGCCGCAAGTTGGTAGATATAAAAATGATTTCAATACAAAAATTATTGGATATTGTCATTGGTGGGAAATGAAAACCTGCAATGCTGAAGATAGGAAAAATAAGTGGAGATGGATGCCAATAGAACTATTAGGGGTATCACAAATGGATACTTGTTTTCTAAATACACAGGAACAAAAAGATAGAGTTTTAGAAGAAGCAAAACTGTGGTTTAATGATTTGTTTATTCAAAAATTAAATAGTATATTAGTAGTTTGGAATTTGGGCATAGATAATACTAAAATTATAGAAGAACCAAAAGAAAAACAAAAAGTTATTGTATTCAATCATCGAGCGGCTGCATATAAAGGATATCCATCTTTTATTAAATTGATGGAGGAGTATAGAGAACGCAGACAAGATTTTAAAGTATGGGTGCCACAATTAGATGGTAAGCCAGAATTTAGTTGGATTGATAATACCAAAGTAGCTAAACATGATTACTATAAACGAGTGCAAGAATGTATGGTAGGTATTCAGATGAGACAAACAAATTATGGATGGAGTGTAGCAGCAACCGATTGTATGATGAACGGAACTCCTATGATATTTCAGGAATCAGATTGTTACAAAGAGATAGACCCAAATGGTTTATTTTTTAAATATAAAAAAGATTTGTTTGATATGTTAGATAAAATATTAGATAACGAAAATTATAGATTTGAATTATCTAATAAAGCAATTCAGAGAGCAAAAGAACTATCTTTAAATGATAGTAAAATGATTAAAGTTTTAAACGAAAAATTAATAAGTTAATGTATCAAAACATTTATTACGAAAGAGGAAAAAACTTAATGCATCTATGGGATGATGAAAGAGGATATACAACATTCCCTTATCGTAAGTATGCATATAAGAAAGACCCATACGGACAATATCGTTCAATGTATGGTGATAAATTGAGCAAGATTGGTAAATGGGAAAAAGATGAAGCTGAGGATTTATTTGAAAGTGATGTTCCTGAAACGACACGAGTATTGGTTGATATTTATGAATCAGATTTACCATCAAAAGGTCATAGAACAATGACATTTGACATTGAGGTGGAAATGATAACAGGTTTACCAAACACAAAAGAGGCACAAAACGAAATTACAGCAATCGCAGCACATGATAGTGCAACAAAAATGTTTGATGTTTTCGTATTAGATAAACAAAATAAAATTAAAAACAATGCCAACTCATTTAGTAAAGATGGGAGAGAGGTTAATGTTCACATTTTCAATAACGAGAAAAATCTTTTACATACGCACCAATGAACTTTTCCTCACCCGCTTCGGTTTGTTCTGCAAGTTTATCTTTGTGGTTCTTTGGTTTGTTATTAGGTAGAGGTAAGGTTGAATATGAAGGAAGTTTGGATGACCTTTTCGAAAATGATTTAGAAAAATTCATTGAGTATAACATTGTCGATGTGGACTTGGTTGTAGCATTGGATGAAAAACTTCAATTCATTGAATTATGTAGAGCGGTTTGCCACGCAGGATATGTACCATACGAAGATTATATATTTTCATCAAAATGGTTAGAAGGAGCTTGTTTGGCATACCTTAAAAAGAAAGGATTAGTAGCATCAAACAAACCAAAAGATAGAAAAGAAAGGATGCAAGCACTTCGTGATAACAACGAAGAGAAGTTTATTGGAGCTTATGTGAAAGAACCCATTGTTGGCAAGTATGATTGGATTTATGATTTGGACTTAACATCTCTATATCCATCAATCATTATGACACTTAATATCTCACCTGAAACAAAAGTTGGTAAGGTTGAGAATTGGGATCCTGATGCGTGGGTTAGGGGTGAAGATAGGCAATTTGTTATTAATGGTAAAACAAAACAATTTACATACAATAGACAAGAACTTTCCGAATTGATTAGGGATAATGAATTGGGTATTGCGGCTAATGGCGTTCTTTATACACAAAAGAAACCAGGTCTTATTGCAGATATTTTGGATACGTGGTTCAAACAAAGGGTTGAGTTCCGAAAGTTGGAAAAGAAGTATGGTGAAGAAGGTAATACTGAATTGTATGAGTTCTATGGTAAGAGACAGTTGGTTCAGAAAATTCTTTTGAACTCAATGTATGGTGTGTTAGGACTTGTTGCATTTAGATTTTATGATATTGATAATGCAGAGGCAGTTACAATTACCGGTCAAACCGTAATTAAGAAAACTGCTGAAATGGCAAATCTAAAGTATTGGAAAGAGTTAGGAACAAAAGAGGATTATAATGTTTATATTGATACCGATTCAATCTATATGATGGCAGAACCTTTGGTTAAGCATCGTTTTCCTGAATACAAAACTTTTGACCAGACAAGGATGGCACAAGAAGTGAATACGGTTGCAGAAGAAACTCAATCATTCCTTAACCGATTCTATGATATGTTGGCGGAGAGATTCTTTTGTATCCCTAAAGAGAAACACCGTTTTGAGATTAAGAAAGAGTATATTAGTAAGGCAGGATTTTGGGTAGCTAAGAAAAGATATGCACAATGGATGATTTTGAAGAATGGTATCCCTTGCGATAAGTTGGACGTAAAAGGTTTAGATGTAGTAAGAAGTTCATTCCCAAAAGCATTTCAGGACTTTATGGCTAAGATGTTGAAGAATATTCTAATGGGTAAGAGTAACGAAGAAATTAATACTGACCTATTAGAATTCAAAAAGAACTTACCTAATCTTCCTATTAATAAAATCGCAAAAGGTGGAGCTATCAAAGAATTGAGTAAGTATGATAATGGAAAGTGGAGAAAGGATAGTGGATTGGCAATTGCTAACTTTGAGAAAGGAACACCTGCTCACGTGAAAGCCGGAATAGCATACAACCGATTACTAAAATTCTTTGAGTGTCCGTTTAAGCACGAACCGATTAGAGATGGTGAAAAAGTAAAGTGGGTATATCTAAAACAAAACCCATTGGGAATTGATACTCTAGCGTTCAAAGATTACAATGACCCGAAAGAGATATTGGACTTTATTACTACATACATTGATAGAGAAGAAATCTATAAAGCAGAACTAGAAAATAAATTGGGTGACTTCTATGGAGCACTTAAATGGGAGATGGCTTCGGTTGATTCCCAAAACGCAAAAAAGTTTTTTGAATTCTAAACTTTTTTTCGTATATTTGTAAAACAAAACGTATATTATGGCAAAGGCTAAAAAAACAAAAAAAGTAGAAGAAGTAAAGATTGAAGACCAATCTGAACAACTACAACAATTAGGTGATGTAACAATTACACAAAAAAAATATGATGAATGTGAATGGTGTTTTCAATTTGATGAAGATGACCCACAAATATTTGCTTGGACGGATTCTGAAATGAATAAAGATGAGGACCCTAAAATTGTTTTTACAATCACTAACGTTGAAAACTCATATATTAGTTTTACCAACAAAGATGGAAAGAAATTCAGAATCTTTGCTAGAGAATTATCTGAAGGTGGTAAAGATTTAAGGAATAAACAAAGAGAAGCATTTAAACAATTACAAAATGGAAGTGAAAATCAAGAAGCTTAATCCAAACGCAGTAATTCCTTCATATGCTAAATCAGGCGATGCTGGAATGGATTTGGTAGCAACAACAATTATATCAGATACACCGGAACAAATTACTTATGGTATGGGTATTGCTTTAGAAATACCTGAAGGATTTGTAGGATTAATATTTCCTCGCTCATCAGTTAGAAAGACTGGTTTGGATTTAAGTAATTCAGTTGGTGTTATTGATAGTGGATATAGAGGTGAACTTCAAGCTACATTTAATAAAGTATTTGGTGGTGACCGTTTTTATGATGAAACAAAAAATACCGAAGATACATCAAATAATTTTTACAAAGTAGGTGATAGAATCGCACAAATTATGATTATACCATATCCACCAATTGAGTTTATAGAATCAGAAGAATTATCAAATACCGAAAGAGGTGAAGGTGGATTTGGTTCAACAGGAAAATAAAAAATAAAAATATGTTTCAATTTACACAAGAAGAAAAAACAAATCACTCACTTTGGGTAGAAAAATATAGACCAGCAAAGTTAGATGATTATGTAGGAAATGAGCATCTTAAAAATAAAGTTGCTGGATATATTGAAAGTGAAGATGTACCACATCTACTTTTCTTTGGAAAAGCCGGTACTGGTAAAACTACACTTGCTAAATTAATAGTAAACTCTATTGAGTGTGATTATATGGTTCTTAATGCATCGGATGAGAATAACGTGGAAACGGTAAGAACAAAAGTTAAAAACTTTGCATCATCTATTGGGTTTAAAAAGTATAAAATTATTATACTAGATGAGTTTGATTATATGACTCCAAACGCACAGGCAATTCTTCGTAATTTAATGGAAACGTTTAGTAGGCATTGCCGTTTTATTCTAACGTGTAATTATATTGAAAAAATTATTGAACCAATTCAAAGCCGTTGTCAAACTTTCCAAATTACACCACCAACTAAAAAAGATGTTGCTATTCAAATGAGTAAGATTTTGAAGGCAGAAGGTATAGAGTTTGACCCGAAAGATTTAGTTCCAATTATTGATTCATCTTATCCGGATATTCGTAAAATTATTAATACTTGTCAATTAAACTCTCTAAAAGGTAAATTACAATTAGATGTTCAGAATCTTTTAGATAACGATTACAAACTTAAAGTATTAGAAATTCTTAAATCAAATGATGATAAGAGAAACAAATATATGAAAATCAGGCAAACTATTATAGATGCAAAGACAACTGATTTTACTGACCTATTTACTCTCCTTTATGATAAAGTAGATGATTATGCGGCAGAAAACACATCTAATGTAATTTTAGTATTAGGTGATGCAGTAGCTAAATCCGCTGTAGCTATTGATAAAGAAATTGTAGCAGCGGCAACAATGATTCAAATTATAAACATTATTTAATATGGCAAACATTATAGGAGCAGGAGAAACACCGCAGATGCCGGGAGGAGCTCAACCAAAAGTAGATATATCGCAATCAGTACCTGTGTTTTGTGATTGTGGTGGTAAAACATTCTTACCAGCTATGAAGATGAGAAAACTTTCAAAATTGGCGTATGGTGGTGACCAGGATATGATGATACCTTTTGAAGTATATCTTTGTGGTGATTGTGGGGCAGAGCAAGAACTTATGAAGCCTGTACAATTAAGAGCATTAGAACAAAAAGATAAGTTAGAAGCTGCTAAAACAAAATCATTAGATTTAGAATAATATGGCTAAAGGATTATTTGACCATATCAATGCAATTACAAAAGACCAGGATCCAAAGTATTGGGACAAATTAGATGATGCTGATAAAAAGACTTGGAGTAATTGGTTAATCATTCGCTACATGTCTATGAATCCTGATTGGATTGAGATGGTAGCAGAAATACAACCGTATATTCAAGAGGCACCACCAAAAGCTGTCTACAAAGCACTTATTGGTATTATACCAAAAGGAAAAAGTTATCTTCGTTATATGAAAGGTAAATCGGTAAGGGATTACGAAGATTGGATTTTGGAATTGATTGCCAAATGGTTTTTAGTATCTCAAAAAGAAGCATCGGAGTATTTGGACATACTTTATGAAAGTACTATCGGCAGGGAGGAAATTAAACGAATTGCCGAAGCGTATGGTACTGACCCGAAGTTAATTACTAAATTGAAACTTAAAGTTTAATTTGGTATATTCATCATTTTTTCGTATATTTACATTATGGCAAAAGTATCATTTTCGCAGTTCTCAATGTGGAGTAACTGCCCCCAGCAGTATAAGTTATCGTATATAGATAAGTTAGGTGAAAGTTCAGGTAACATTCACACAATATTTGGTTCGGCAATGCACGAAACCTTACAACATTATCTATCAGTTATGTATGGTGTTTCTAAAAAACAAGCGGATGAGATTGACTTGGATAAGTTACTGCTTGATAAAATGAGAGAACATTATACAAAAGAAAAAGAATTACTAACCGAAGGAACTCCTTGTGAGCAAGTTGAGTTAGAAGAATTTTATGGCGATGGTAGAAGAATAATCGGTTGGTTCAAAAAGTATTCAAGCAAATTTTATTCCAAATCCGGCTATGAATTAGTTGGTATTGAGATTCCACTAAACGCACCAATTAAAGAAGGTGTACACTTTATTGGATTCATTGATATTGTGTTGAGAGATTTAGCTGAGAACTCAATTATTATTGTTGACCTTAAAACATCAACAATGGGTTGGAATCAATATCAGAAAGCGGATGAGATGAAAAATTCTCAAATACTTCTTTACAAAAAATATTATTCAGAACTTTTTAATATTTCACTTAACAAAATCAAAGTTGAATATCAAATTATGAGAAGGAAGTTGCCAGAAGATTCAGCATTTCCTATACCATATATGTCAAAACACGTTCCTTCAAATGGAGGTCCTTCGGTTACAAAAGCATATGATAAATTTATGAATTTTGTAAACACTGTTTTTGAAGATGGTGGTACATACAAAGATATTCCTTTTCCAAAAGTACCAGGTACAAACAAAAAGAATTGTAAGTATTGTGAGTTTTTAGGAAAACATTGTGATGGTAAACCTTAATTTTTGTTTTTTTATTTTCTATATACTTATATATACAAATATATTAAAATAAAAAGACAATGATTCAAGAAAACACAAAACTTACAACTGTGAAGATATTGAAAGATGTGTATTCATCATTTAAAAAAGTATCATTTGATTCCGATGTTACCTTACAAAAATTAGTTAATAGAACGGTTGAAAGATATGTTAAAGACGAAGAATTTCGTAAAGAAATGAATGAGTACTTACAATTACAAATTTCAGGTTCACAATTTTAAAATTAGTTATGGCAAAGAAAAAAATATTGTTACTTTCAGATGATTTAAGAATGGCGAGCGGTATCGCTACAATGTCTAAAGAATTAGTATTAGGGACAGTTCATAAATACGATTGGTTTCAGGTGGGGGCAGCTATTAATCATCCTGAGCAAGGTAGGGTTTTGGATGTAAGTGAAGATATTCAAAAAAATTATGGAATAGCTGATGCTAGTGTAAAAATACTTCCTTGGAATGGATATGGTAATGCCGATTTGATTCGTCAATTAATTAATGCGGAAAAGCCAGATGCTATCCTACACTTTACTGACCCACGCTATTGGACTTGGTTATATGATATAGAGCATGAAATAAGACAAAATATTCCTTTATTGTTTTATGCAATTTGGGATGATTTGCCAGACCCAATGTACAATCGTAACTTCTATGAAAGTTGTGATTGGATAGGTTGCATATCTCGTCAAACCTATGGTATTATCAGTAGAATTGGTCAAAGAACTGATAAACCAACTTGGATACCAAAACAACCTTGGCAAGTTAGTTATGTACCACATGGTATTAATACTGATATATACAAACCAACGGATGTTCCTACTGAATATCGTAATGAAATTTTAGGCGGTAAAGATTATGAGTTTGTACTTTATTGGAGCAATCGTAACATCAGAAGAAAACAGCCGGCCGATGTAATCTACGCTTTTAAATTGTTTTGTGAAAAGATTGGTAAAGAAAAAGCAGATAAGTGTTTGTTATTAATGCATACACAGCCTGTGGATGATAATGGAACTGACCTTCCGGCAGTTATAGAAGCTGTAGCACCTGATTGTAATATTAAGTTTTCAGAAAAGAGAAGATTACAACATGAATTAAATTGGAATTATAATATCGCAGATTGTACAATTAACATTGCTAACAACGAAGGATTCGGATTAGCAACTGCAGAATCGGTAATGGCTGGTACTCCAATTATTGTAAACGTAACCGGTGGATTGCAAGACCAATGTGGATTTAAAGTAGAGGGTAATGTATTAGTAGCTGAAGATTATATTAAGATAGGTTCTTTGCATGAATGGAGAAAGTGGGAAGGGAAAGCAGAACCTGGCCCTTGGGCAATTCCTGTATGGAGTAGAGCATTGGCATTGGCAGGTTCAGTACCTACACCTTACATTTGGGATGATAGAGTTGATTTGCATGATGTAGCGGAAGCTATTGAAAAAATGTATAATACTCCAAAAGAACAAAGAAAACAAAATGCATTAAAAGGTAGAGAGCATTTTATAAATGAAGCTGGATTGAATCATACCAATATGTGCCAGACACTTATTGATGGTATTGAGTCAACATTCCAAAATTGGAAACCAAGAAAAAGATTTGATGTATTCAAAATTAAATAAGTTATGAGTAAAGCAACGTTAGTATTTCAGGGACCTATTTTTACAAGAAGTGGATATGGTGACCATTGTAGAGATTTGATGAAATCACTTCGTAAGATGGATAAGTACGATATAAAAATTATCCCACTTCGTTGGGGTAACACTCCACAAAATCAGGTGAGTGACCAGGATGAATTTGGAAGATGGATGTTAGAAAGAGTTATTGGTGAGATTGGTGAAAAGCCGGATGTGTTTATGCAAGTTTCGGTGGCAAACGAATTTGAACCAAAAGGACATTATAATATTGGTATAACTGCGGGAGTTGAAACCACAATTGCACCAAAAGATTTTATTGAAGGTTCAAACAAAATGGATTTAATTATTGTTCCTTCGCAATTTACAAAAGGTAATATAGGCGGAACTGTGTATCAACAAAAAGACCAATCAACCGGACAAATTGTTGGAGAATTTAAAGTTGATAAACCAATTGAAGTTCTTTTTGAAGGTGTTGATACTGAAATATTTTCAAAAGGTTTTCATAAACCAGGTTCAAAAATTGATATATTAGACAATGTAAAAGAAGATTTTTGTTTTCTTATTGTTGGACATTGGTTAAAGGGTTCTTTGGGACAAGATAGAAAAGATATTGGTATGGCAATAAAAACGTTTGCAACGGTATTCCAATATCTACCAAAAGAAAAAAGACCTGCGCTTGTTGTAAAAACATCGCATGCCGGATTTAGTGTAATTGATAGAGAAGAAACTCGCCGAAAAATTGATGAGGTGCTGAAACCTTTTGGAGATAAATGTCCTTCAATATATTTGATACATGGGGATTTAGAAGAAACTGATATGAGTAATCTTTATCACAATCCAAAAGTAAAAGCTATGTTATCATTTACAAAAGGTGAAGGGTATGGTAGACCATTAGCTGAGTTTACTCTTACAGGTAAACCAATTATAGTAAGTGGGTGGAGTGGGCATGTTGATTTCCTACCCGCCGAAAATGCAGTTCTACTAGAAGGTTCACTCACTCCAATTGATGAATCGGCAGCAGACCAATTCATTATGAAAGAATCTCAATGGTTTACTGTAAATTATTCAAATGCTGCAAATAAAATTTATGATGTTTATAACAAATATAATTCATATTTGGAAAAATCTGCAGGTTTAAGAGAAAACACATTAAAAAACTTTACTTTAGAAAAAATGCATGAAAGATTTACACAAATACTTGATACTTATGTAAAGAAAGCACCTCAATTAGTACCGTTTAATATGCCAAAGGTAAATTCTTCAAAAATGCAGATACCAAAATTAAATAAAGTATAAAGTGGCGTACGCAAATCAATATAAAAAGTTCTTAAAAAAAGAGTTTTTAGCAAATAAAACTAATCTAAAAACTCGTAATTTTTATAAGATTGTTTCATATCAGTATGCCGATGGACATAAACAAACTTTTAGTGGACAAAAAACTACATTAGTATTTTTAATGGGGGTTACATCCGATAAAAAATTAAATTGTATTAAAATTACTGAAGTTAGACCAGAAAAATTTTTTGCATGGTTTAAGAAACTTATAAAACCTTCACTAAAATGTGAAACTATAAGAGCAAATTTTGTTAATCAGGAATTTGAAAATTGTATTATTGAAGATACAAGAAAAGGTGCAGGTATTTTTGCAAAAGTAAAAACCGATTCTATTTATACAAGTGACCCAACTGCGTTTAGAACATATTCACTTGAAGGTATCAAACAAATTAAGACTGTTTATTTAGATGAAAATTGGTTAATGAATGAACTTTTAGGTAAAAATTGTTATGACCCAATGGACTTGAATAAAGATGGTGTTGTTACCGAACAAGAACGAAAGCAATATCAAAGAAAACAAAATTTAGCCAAAGAGGAAAACTTTAGATTATAATCAAACTTATTCTTTAGAATATTTATATTTACTGTAGATTATAGAACCCTACAAGCATAATATAAATGGCAATTACACAAAGACTTATAAAGGGCAGTCCACTTACAGCAGCAGAAATGGACGCCAACCTGAATATTTTAGAACAAACATCAGGCTCATTTACTGCTTTAATGACTGGTTCATTTTTGGCGGTATCTCAATCCGTTTCCAATCTTTCAACATTACAAGGAACATTAAGTGGACAATTTACAGGTAGTGCTTTAATTTCGGGTAGTTTAAAATTCACATCCTCGTCAATATCTTTTAAAAACACAACCGATAAGGTAGTTGTTTATGACCCGGTGGATGGTGCAATTGGATGGAGTTTAGTATCCGGTAGTATTCAAACTTCTGGTACATCTGGAACAAGTGCAGTGAATGGTACGAGTGGCGTAAATGGTACAAGTGGCGTAAATGGTACGAGTGGCGTAAATGGTACAAGTGGTGTCAATGGCACTAACGGCTCAGCAGGCTCATCTGGTACTGCAGGCACAACGGGTACTGCAGGCACAACCGGCACGGCCGGCACAAGCGGTGTAAGTGGAACATCTGGACAAGATGGTACATTAGCAGGAGCTGATTTAGTACCAAGAATACAACAAACAACAGCATCACTAAACGCATTTTCGGCATCAACTGAAGCTCATATTCAATTTATGAGCTATCTTACATCTTCATATAATAATCAATTTGCTCAAATAGGAATTGCAACGGGTTCATTAAATGCGTTTACAAGTTCAATAGGCTCTGGTATTCCAAATTTAAATTTCTTTAGTGGTTCAACAAATAGACATACCGCATCGGTAAATGTGACAACTGCATCTTTAAACACTTTCACCGGTTCAATTAGGGGTGAAGTAAATGGATTAGAAGCATATACTGCATCACTAAAAGCTGTAGGATTAGTATCCGGTGCAGCGCAAATTACCGCATTAGGATTTGGAGCTGGCGGTGGCGGAGGTTCTTTCCCATATACTGGTTCTGCAATCATAAGTGGTTCATTGCAAGTTACTGGTTCAACGTTTATGGTTGGTGGTGTAAATGCATCAGGAATTGTTTCTGGTGCAGCTGGATTATCAACAACGGGTCCTTTGAGTGCATCTTTAAGAGAAGGATATGTTTGGGTAGGTGGACCAACTAATCAAAATACACGTCAAATAGCAACATCATCATTAAGTGGTGGTGGTGGTGGAAGTACAATAAGTGTTGTAAGAGGTGCTTCAACATATACGTCAGTTGATACTTTAGAATTAACTGCCGATTTTAGTGTAACTGATTTAGGTGGTGGCAATTTATTAGTAGATGTGACTGGTGGCGGAGGAAGTGGTACTGATGGTACTGCCGGCACATCTGGTACTTCTGGTCAAACATCAACTGCTGGAACATCTGGAACATCTGGTTTGAGTGGTACTAGTGGTAGTAGCTTAGCAGGTACAAACGGTACATCTGGTACTTCTGCAATAGGTTCTTCTGGTACTAATGGTTCTCCTGGTGTAAGTGGTACATCGGGTTCTTCTGGTACATCGGGAGGTTCTAATGGTTCGGGTGGTTCTTCGGGTACTTCTGGTACAACAACCGAAATTGGTGTTAGAGATGGTAACGGAGGAATAACTGCAGTTTATGCTGTAAGAGATATATCTTTTAGTGGAAGTGTTATTCTTACTCCATCGGGTGCAAATGGCGTTGTTGTATCATTAACAGGTGGTAATGGTGCATCGTTTTCATCAGCATCGTATAATGGATGGATAACAGGTTCGGCACAGATTGGAGTGTGGTAAATAATGGTAATAGTGGATATGTATTTACTCCATCAAATGACCCAACTTTGGAAAGAGGCGAAGATGTTGATATTTGGGTTTATCATGGTGATACAATCGTATTTAACGTAGTAGCAGCATCGCACCCATTCTACATTAAAACATCAGTAACCTCAGGTACTGGACAGGGAGTGACTGGTGTAAACAATAATGGTGCAACAAATGGTACTGTAACGTATAACACAAGTGGTTCAGTTCCTGGTTCAACAATCTTCTATTGTAGCTCAGCAAATACGGCATTAAGTGGACCTATTTATATAAAAGATAGACAAAGAAGAACTCAATTCAAAGATGGTAGAATAGTGCATACGGGTTCTATATGGGTTGATGGTGGTATGATTGTTACTGGTTCAATTTATTTCAGCGGTTCATTATATCAAAATGGAGTAGCATTTCAAGGTGGTGGTGGAAGTAGCGTATTTGCACAAACGGGTTCATATTATTCAGCAAATGGAGATTTATATGTAACTGGTTCATTTAGAGTTAGTGGTTCAATAACAGCATCTGCAATAACCGTAACTTCTCCTGGTACACCTGAAATATATTCATCAACAAATATCAATTTAAATGCAGGAAATGCAGTAGTAATAACTGCATCATCATTAAGATTGGCAAGTTTTACTGATGGACAAACTAGTAGTGTAGCACCTGCAAATGGTGATGTATATTATAATACTTCTACTAATAAATTTATGGGTAGAATTAGTGGTAGTTGGATTGAATTTACATCTGGTTCATCTGTTGGTGGAGCT